CGTGCGCCTAGGAACCGTTCGCGGTCTAGCCGTTGCGTTGCAGTAAACAGCGCCCGGTTGCGGCTGTCAGTGTTGCCGCTGTTCCAGTGCTGCACGTCTGGATTCTCGACAAAGCCATCAATGATCGCTGTCGCTTCCGCCAGTGTCAGGTAGCTGTTGGCGTTTGCGCCGCCCACTGTTGCGTCGATTACTACTGCCATCGGTCTGGACCTCTGGGGTCAGTGTAGGAGTTGGCTCTGGCATAGAAAGAGAGGCCGCCGCGTTAGCAGCAGCCTCCTTTTCACGCAGTCGCCGGAAAGCGAACAGACCCATCAGACGCGCTTCAGCAGCACGCTGATGATCACACCAGCCAGGGTGGTGGTGGTGCCGGTCACGTCCAGAGACAGACGATCGCCAGCCTCCAGGGTCAGGTTGGCGGTGGTGCTGGTCAGCTCACCAGAATCAGCAGCATCGAACTTCTGCTCAGTAAGAGCAGTGCCCTTGAGGTTGATCTTGGTGGCGCCTAGCAGGTCATCGCCAGCGGTGGCAGCTTCGGTGCCTTGGCAACGACGAATCGTGCCGGTCACATCAGAGCCATCATTGCCAGCGACTGCATGCACCTCGCGGATGCTGACCACTTCGCACTTCACCGGAGCGGTGAAAAACTGCACATCAGCCACCGAGGAGGCGATGTAGTGGTCAGCAACGATGTACTGCTCTGTGGACAGTTCAAACTGGGAAGGTTGTGCCATGGTTAGTTACCTCAATCGAAGTTAGAGGTGTTGGTGGCGCGGACGATACCAATGTTCTTGGTCTCGTACACCTTCGACCAGTTTGTGATGGTCTCCAGTTGAGCGCGGGTCGGGTTGACCGTGGTGACGCCCCATTTAGCGCCAACAGGGTGGTAGCAGTAGTGCAGGTCGATCGACATGGCATCGCTCTTGGCGAGGATGTCACGGTCGGTTTCGGTCTGCATTGCAAGCTGCTCGCCGGAGGCAACAGCACCCTGGGTGAAGAAGTAGGTGGCGTACTCAGTCGAGCTGCCGCTGCCGTCGGTCTGCACATCGTCAGACACGATCACGCGCAGACCCATGTAGGTCGGCACGTTCACTTCGCCGCCGTAAGCAGCAACCATCGAACCGCCCGACTGGGTGGTGGTGGTGCCACGGGCTTCGGCAGTGCTGACGTAATCAATAGCACGACGCTCAACCAGGTCGTAGTAGACCTTGGAGTGCATGCAGATGGCAGTCAGCTTGTCGCCTTGATCACCCAGCAGGCTGCGGGCTTCGGCAACGTGACGGGGGCTCAGAACAGTCGGAGTGTCAGCGGTCAGGCCGTCGATCGACAGGCCCACAAAGGGAGCAGTCGCGTTATTGCCCAGGGCGCCGAACACGCCGGCCAGGCAGGACAGCAGGTCCTTTTGGCGCTGGTTGGCAACATAGTCAGCGATCTTGGCACCGATGGCGGCCATGGGATCGGCACCAGCTGCGAGGGCAGCCAGGTCACGAGCCTCAAAAGCACGGCCACGGTGCAGGATGACGCCGACCTGCTTGTCAGCAGTGATCTTGCCGGGGGTCAGCGAAGTGCTGTCAGTCAGCACCTCGAAGTCACCGGAAAGGTTGGCTTTCCAGAAGGGGACGTTGATAAAGTCACCACCCTCAGTTGCATTCAGCTCCGCCAGAGGCTGCACCACACCGCTAGCCAGGAAGGCATCACGCTGCGTGGTTTGCTCAATGACGTAAGGCGTAAAAACCTCTGGGATGATGATGTCAGAGCGAAGAGTCGCCATGATTCATCTCGGGGGAATGGTTTACGGTGTGGGCGCAGCCCAAAGCACCAGCGCAGCCGGTTGGCAATAGCTTAACGGTTAGCTGCTGCTTTCATGCGATCGTACAAATCACGATCAGTGCGGAACAGTCGTGCTTGCTCAGTCAGATTGAAGCTATCGCGGCTGAATGGGTTTGCCATGCCTGCTGGGATGCCGCCAGTGCTAGCACCGGCTGATGGTGCACCGCTGCCCTGCGGCTTGGGTTGCTTTTGCATCCATGCCGGCAGCGTCTTTGCCCACTCGCTGACTGGCGTGCGCTGGTAGCCATCAACCACTACCACGGTACCGTCAGGGTCACGTTCAATCTGATCAGCGCTCAGCTTGGTCTTTAGCACCAGGTCGGGGTCGTGCACGATGTCAGCCAGTGCCGTCACTGCTGGCGTGACCAGTTCCAGCTCGCGGACGCGGCTTTCCAGTGCGGCAATGCGCTGGTCCTTTTCCGCCGTCGCCTCACGGAACTGCTGCTCCAGAGCTTGTCGCGCCTCTTGATACTTGCCTTGCGATTCAAGCTGCTGTTGCTCGTGGTTGCGCTTGAACTCCAATAGCTCATTGACATCAACCCCATCAGGCAATGCTGGCGCCTTTTTGGCAGCACGCAATTCTGCAATCAGCTCTTTATTTTTGCGCTCAAGCGCTTCCACACTGCGTTGCAATGCGTCGTTATTGTCACCCCCGGTAGCCGCAGGCTCCTGGGTTTGTGTTTCATCGGACATGGATAAGCCGCAGGCTTAATTACGCTGTCATCGTACCAGCTATGCCGATAATGGCACGCGAATGGGATACACCAATACGCGGCCCGTGGAATGCACTGATCAAGCAGGCGCTAGATGCGATCGACCGGCATGAGCACCTGTACCGCAGCACCGGCAACAGCTGGCATGCCGCTAAGGCGCATGAGTTGCGGCGTTATGTATGCGAGCTGAAGACGTGGATACACCAGCAGGAGCGGGCTACCATTTCACCTTGTCCGCCCAATAAGCCGGTGACATCTTCCCCCGAGCAATGTTACTGGCGTGCCTTGCTTTAAATGATGCCCGTCTGGCCTTCGCTGCTGCTGTTTCTCCTGTTCGTGGTGGTGAGCCAGATACCCCCTGCTGGCCGAACCTGATCAGCTTGACGGTCTCGCCATCCTTGGCCAGTACCGCATGCGATTTGGTCGGATGCTTAGGCGTCCGCTTGGGTTTGTTGTAACCCTCGAACTGCTCGCCGCGATAGGTAATCATCGCCGGGGTGCAGGTTTCAGCTCTGACCGCTTTTTGATGACCGCGTTGCCGGTTGACTCGGACTTGATCCGCACGATGGGGTCGTCCATGCTGCCAACGCGGGTGACGCTACCGCCGCCTTGCGTTGGTATGGTCGCCCGTTCACCGCCAATGCTGGTGATCACACCAAAGGTGCGCGTGCCTTGGTAGTTCCAGCTAACACGGTCGCCGCGTTTCACTTTTTCTTGCCTCCTTTCTTAGGCATGGGCTTTTGAGGCTTGGCTGGTCCGGTGTACTTAGGCATCACTTTTTACCTTTGGGTTTACGGGTTTTGCCGGCTTTGGACAGGGCGATGGCAACGGCTTGCTTTTGCGGCTTGCCGGCCTTCATCTCAGCTTTGATGTTGGCTGAAATGGTTTTTTGTGAGCTACCTTTCTTTAACGGCACCGTATCGAGCCCGCAACTGGTCTAAGGTTAGCTCTGACCCATCGTCGCGGACCAGCTTGGCAATGGCGTCCTTGGGTCCGTACTTAGCCGACAGCTTGTCGAAGTAGGCAACCTTGTTTGCGCCGAGCGCCTTGGCTTTGGTTGGCAGGTCTTGCTTGGCAAGCCACTGGCCATAGGACTCATTTGCCGGCACCATGCCGCCTGCTGCAGCGCGTTTACTCGGCGGCGGCGGGGCAAAGCCTAAGGCGTCATAATCGATCACCGGAACGGTCGTGCTGCGACAGTTGAAGTGCTGCGGCGGCGTTGGTCCTTTGCCGTATTCAAACTCACGGCCATCCAGCGCCCGGCAGATCGCACTGGTGCGGGTGTCAAGCGTAGCGACGTACCGATAACGCGGTGTGATGTCCTGGTTCGCCTCGTACACCTGCTGGCTGGCGGTATTGGCTACCTGGTTGATGCTCGTCCGCACCAAGGCGATGACCTGATTATCGGCTACGGCTGTTGCCTGCCCGCCTGCGGCGATAAGCTGCTTGACGGTTTTGGCCTCCTCGCCAAACTGCAGGCTGCCGATCAGCCGCTTAGCAATAGCAGGCGTCGGCTCGCCGGTCAGCAGCCCCTGCCGGACCACCTGCGAAAACCGCTCGGCTTGATCAACGGCAATGCCACGAAATGCCTTGCTGACTACCTCGCCATTGGGCAGCGTGATCGTGGCACCCTGGGCAGCGGTAAGGCTGAACGTGGCCGGTGCGCCTTGCACTGCGGCGAACAGGTCATCACTAAGCGCCACCACGTTGATTTGGGTTGGGTCAGTCGTGACCACTGACTGCGCAAACTGCGGGCTGATCTCAACGGTGCGCACTGCATCACGGGCGCCAGCAGGCAATGCACGTTGCAGCTGATCGGCCACAAATTCAGATTGCAACTGCGCGATGCCTTGCAGCTCGGTTGCGGTTATTTGGGTTGCGTCACCAGCCCAGGTGCCGAGGCTGTCCTTTAGCTGCGCAAGGATCGCCCGCAGTCTGGCAGCCTTGACCGGAGCGGCTAGCTCATCAATAGTGCGGAGCTGATTGACTGCATCAATGATGATGTCGTTATAGGCATTGATAATGC